GCCGTGGCCGACAGCCGCAGCTCGAACTTCCCCCGGATCTCCGACCGGTCCTTGACCTTGAGGACCGCGGGCTGGCGGCCCGTGATGCGGAACTCCTGGCTCGGGGGGAGGTATTCCTGGTTCAACGCCAGGACTTGCTCAAAAATCCTCAACCAGAACCGCTGAAAGGACTGAATAGCCGTCTTGAACCGCAACCCGGCCTCGGACAGCAAGGTCTGGGTCCCGGCGGCCGTCCGGGTGGCGCCCACCCGGTTGGGCTGCCGGCCCACGCTCAGATCGGTCAACCCCGACAGGCGCTCGTTGTACTGCATCAACGTCGCCTCTTCCTGCTGCCCCCACGCGGGGGACCCTTGCCACTTGGGGATTAGGATGTCCTGCTGGGGGTTGTCCACGTCCAGGAACTCGCCCGGACGCAAGCGCTGGCTGATCGGCGGCAGAGTCGCCGACGCGCGCTTGAACCCCATCGGTAGGTTCTGGATCGTGGCATAATCCACCCGCTGGTTGTGGATGGTATTGATCTCGTCCTGAATCCCGCGGATCATCTCCGCGTAACTCAGCCCGTACCACCGGAACGGAACCGGGAAGAACCGGCCCGCCACAATGGGCCGCATGCCGTGGGCATACACGTTGTCCAGATAGTCCCACCCCAGCACCTTCTTCGGTGCCTTGGCACACACCCACGTGATGATCTCTTCCTCGAACCCATCATCGTCAATGTCGTAGCGCCGGTAGTCCTCCAAGACCTCGAACTGCTCCCCGCGGGCATTGCTGGCCCCGTCGCCCTCGACGCCCTCGGCGGCGTCCTGACTCTGCCGATACCGCTCCGAGTCCGTCGGGGGCTGGTCCCCGTGGGGTGGCCCCGCGTTCAGCAACTCCTCCACGACATCTTTGTAAAACCGCCCCTGGCGGACCTTGACCCGTAGGTCATTCTCCGTCAGCCACTGCCGGTGCTGAATCCAGGGCAGCTCACTGGGGTCCTGGCCACCCTTGACCGGGACGATGATGTCCGGGGGCTCGATCAAGTCCACCCGGGGCCCCTCTTCGACCACTTCCCGATCGATTTTGACCTGAATGCTCGGGGGGTCGTTGAGGAACCGGACGGTGATCTTGACATCCAGGGGACTCCCACCCTGGGGCGAGGTGTACACACTCCCCTGCCAGGCCATCTCCCCGATCTCTTCCAGATCCCGCACCTGCTCCGTCCCGAACAGGCTCTCGAAAATCGCCGGAATGGGCGTGCTGGCCGGGAACTCCCGGATGAACTTCTTCCGCCGCCGATCGGTCACCCAGGTCACCTTCCCGTACACGATCCCGGGCAGGAGGAACAAATGGGCCGAGCGCTGGACTTGTTCCTCCAGGTTCAGCTTCGTCTGGGCCTGCCAGTTCAACACCGTCTCGACCTTGTCCCGGCGGGCCTCGCCGGCCTGGGTCGCGGGCACCGCCTGGATAATCGGCGTCTGGCCCAGCACCGCCTCCGTCAGCCGGGGCTTGTACGTCTCCACGCCCATCATCGTCAACGGCACGTGGAAGTTTGACGCCCCCGGCCACGGGAAGTCCTTGTCCGCCGTGCGGTTGTAGTACTGATCCTCCCACTCCGCCAGCCGGGTCTCCCACTCCATCCGGTCACTGATCCCGGCGTCAAAATCCGCCAGGATCGCCGTGGCCAGCTCCTCTTCCTCCTCGGGCTCCAGCCGGGGCGTCAGGTCCCGCAATAACTCCGTCGCCGGGTCCTGCGGGGGCCCCTCGACCTCCAGCGGCTCCTCACGGTCTTCGACCGTGGCCGGCAGGATCGGGTTCTCGTCGGAAATCTTCACTTAACCGGCGTCGCGGAGTTGATCGTGACCTTGCACTGCTCGTCGATGCTGACCGAGGCGCCCGGGGGGAGGACATTCTTGTCCAGGTTGACAAACGTTCCCACGCCCCGGCCGTAGGGCGAATTGACCACCAGACACCCCATGTTCGCTTCCTTGATCTTGGCAAACGCGGCGATCTGCTCGGGGGTCATCTTGTCCATGTTGAACGGCATGTTCACGCCCGCGCAGCCCCCGAGGGCCAGCGTCGCGACGGCGGCCACGACCACCAGGCGCCTCACCGCGGGGCCTTCACAAAGTTCGCCACAATCACCGCCAGCGAACCGAGGTACGTGGCCACGCCCGGGTGGGCCTGCACATAGTCCTGCACCAACGGGGTCACAGCCGACAGGACCGCCAGCAACACGGCCACAACAGTGGGGACAAGTCTACTCACGGGGGGTCTCCTTGGAGCGGTGGATGAGATCACACCAGACACGATTGATGTCCCCCTCGGCGTCCGACGCACCGATCAGGGGAATGGAGGAGGTGTGGGCCAGGGCCAGCCGGTCGGCAGACCCCGACACAGACGGACTATGGTCGGCACAATAGCACACAATCCATATCCCTGTCAAGGGGTCCAAATTGGGCTGGCACGTCGGGCAGTAGGACCGGCTCATATCCCCCGACCGCGCCACGATGAACGCATTGTCGTCGGAAGTGTCCGGGGGTGGGGTCACGGACATACGGGCCCCGAAGAAGGCACTAAACACCCTTCCGCGGCCTTTTCCCCGAGGCGATCAAGCCAAACAGACCACGCTGCTTGGTGGTCAGGGCCCGACCCCGCGGGGGGTTCTTCAGCATCTCCTTGGCCTTAGCCGGGGTAATCCTACGCGCCGGCATCAGACCCACCGGTCCTCTTTGATCTGCACCGACAGGCGTTTAGCCCGGTCCCCGACTTGCTCGGCGTACCGGGAATCGAGGAGTTCGGCCGCGGCGTCCTTCCACCGCCCCTGCTGAAGCGCCGCCAGAAACTTGACGAAGGTGCCCAACCCGGCGACTCCAAGGTTGAATGCCAGGTTCTGGACGGCCCCGAAACGTGCCGGCGAAAGGTCCCCAACCCAGGGGTATGCACCCAGTAACTCCCCCGTGGTGGCCTCCACGTCGTCGCGGAGGATCTGGTCCACCGCCGCATCACTAAGAGCCCGAGCCCGAAGCCGATGGCCAACACCCAGGGTAAGCCAGCCCTCGGAGTCCACGTAGATGTCATACTTAACCCCCTCGTCCCGGCGGAGCTGGGCGTAGATGTCAGTAACCAAGGAACTTTTTCAACCCTCGATCTCCCAGATGATCTTAGGCGCCGTCACGGGGTTCTGTCCTGGCGGGCTGACGCGCCGCCGGCCGGTCCACGATTTGGGACTTGTCCACGGGCTGGCAGACCAGCACGGGCTGGGCCTCCTCGGTCACGGCCTGCTGACACACGTACGGTGGGGGCACCGTGGCGCAGCCGGCCACAGCCACCAGGGCCACCATACCGAAAAGAATACGAATTATCACGTGCACTCCCCTTTCACTCATCGCTTCTTGGTCCCGTACCCGTGCCACGCCGGACTGGCCACCGTGGGGGCGTTAGCCTTCTGCCGGCGGAGCCCCAGGGCCGAGTACAGCCCCGTGGCCAAGTACCTCAACGCCGCCTGGGCATCGGCCCACGGGTGCAACCGCTCGTCCGGCTCGTCGTGCACTTGCCCATTCTTCTTGGGCTCATACACGAACTTCCCCAGGAACCCCTGGACCAGCACCGGGCACTGCGTGGGATCCACCAACATACTGGCCGTGCCGTCCGTGCGCGTCGCCAAGAGCTGGTGCACCAGACTCCGCCCATCCTTCCGCGACCACCCATGCTCCCAGCTCGGGTAAATCCCCAGAACCTTCAAGATATCCACATCCCGGGCCTCACTACGCTCGCTCGCCTCACTGGCCACCTGCTGCCCCGACGGGTCACAGAAATCCGTATACCCGGCCACATTATCCGGAAACCACCGGGTACACCGCTCAATCACCTTCTGCGCGAACTGCTTCGTCGTCTCTTCCTTCCCGACGATCTCGTGCAGGACAATCAGTCGATCCTGGGCATCAATCTGGGCAATAAGGCAAGCCGGGGCGTGCCAGCCGAAATCCCACGCCCGGTAGATCACCTTCCTCGGCCGGGGCGTCAACGCCCGACAGTGCAACTCCTCGCTGAACTCCGGGTACACCCGCATGCCCTGGGCGACCCAGAAGTTAATCTCCATCTCCGCCGCCCAGCGATTCGGGTCCGGGAACAACCGCCGCACCCGCTCATACCACTTGGCCCCCTCGGGCGTGCTCGGGTCCTTGCTCGGGTCCGCCGAGTAATGCAACCGGACCGCCGTCATCCCCATCTCGGTCTGCCGGACCTCGAACCCGTTCATTCATCCCCACCCACACCGGGGGGCCCGACCAGAATCCCCACCACAAACCCCACCACGAACGCCAGCACAAACAACGCTTTACACAACACCGTATCCGTCAAGTACTCCATCACGCCACCCCGGCGCACCGGGCACACGTGGGGTACCGCATATCTCGCGGCTGCCGGCACCGCTCACACGGCCCGTGCCGTCGCATCCACTTCTTCCCCACCACCCCGTACCGCCCCGACTTGCCCCACGTCGGCTGCTTGGCCATCGACCCCCGCGCCACTACGCCACCTCCTGTCCAACTGGAAACCCGTGAAACAACGTGGCAAACATGTTCGCCGACCCGTTCGGGGTACTCACAAAGAACGCCTTCGCGCCCTTTTGGATAAGCGGGCTGACCGCCGTGTAGACCCCTTCTTGATCCGTCTGGTACGCGAACTCGTCGCCGATGTAGAGGCTGACCGTTTTCCCTCGGACCTGGTCCGGGCCCCCGCTGAGCGCTTCGATGATCGACCCGTTGGGGTACTGCAATCGTCCTTCAGACTCCTTAACTGCCACCCGTTGCCATGGGGGCAGATTCTGCTCAATGAACTGGCATCGGCCTTGAAAGCCTCCGGTGGGCATGCACACCATGGCCACGGCGTCTCGCCATTGCTGAGTTTGCCAGTAGATACCCTTGTGAGGATGAAACCGCGCGAGCCAGACCGCATAGGCGGCGAGGCACCAGCTGACGAGCATTTGTCGGGACTTGGCGACCACCAGCGTCGGCTCGGACTCAAACTGCTCCCACAGCGTGCTATACGGGTGCACCACCGGGAAAGGCTTGACGCTGTTGCTCGCATCCGCCTCGTCCCGCGTGTTGACGAACCGGAGCCAGAACTTCCCCGAGCGCGCGCAGAGTTCTTTAAGAAGATCCGTCGCCTGCTCGTCACCCAGGCCGTCCAGGACTTTCTTAAACCGCTCAGGGCTGGCGGCCAGGAGCTTGTCCAGGACCTCATCAGGCGTCGCCAAGTAAGTTCTCAATCCTGGCGTACAGCTCCGTCCTGTTGAGGACCGCCACGCGCTGGTCCACTTCCAGCCGCTGGGCCTCCCCTGACGCCGACGCCGTGGTCTTCTCCAACGCGTTCAGCCCCCGCATCGCCGCATCGAAGTCCTTGGCCTCCCCCGCCCGGATCTTCTTCCGCGCCATCTCCATCGCGGGTTCCACCAGCCCCTGGGCGGCCTGCTCCAAAATCTGCCGCTTGATCACCTCGCGCATGTCCTTGAGGGTTTGCTGCACCTGGGGCTTGGCCAGGTCCCGGTACACGGTCCCCGGTGTCACGCCCAGCTCCCGGGCCACCTCCGTCTTGTTCAACCCCTCCGTGGCGATCAACCGGGCCACCAACCGCTCCCGGACCTCCGGCGCGAGCCGCTGGAGGCGATTTTGGGCCCTCACCGCCCGTTTGAGCCGTAACCGGGCTCGCACAAGAGGCTTTTTATCATTTTGGGACCCGTTTGTGCTATTCTCTATCATAAATGGCCAATTTGACGCTACCACGGGTGACAAAATTTGTCAAGGTGCTAATTCTGGTCACCTTTGGCCTCAACGGGGCCCCGGTGTACCAAAACGAGCCCCTGCCGACCTTTTGCCAACACTCTCGCTGTGATACGTGGTGTAAATTTTACCATTTTGAGCCCGGAACGCCCCAGCTGGCGTCGCCGCCGGCCGAGACCGTCTTTTGTTCCCCCGAATGGGACCCTCGCACGCGACCTTTACGTTATTTACCGGAGGCCGGGGGCCCCGAGAGAGAGTAATGTTATCGGGCACATGCACGGCCCGGCCCTTTCTGTCGAACGCTGGCCTGGCGGGGGGGGGGTAGCTCAGCACAATGCATGCCAAGGTTCATACCGATGGGCGGCAATGGCACGATTCTTGCGTCACTCCCTCACCACGGGGCCAGGCTCGGGGAGGCGGGAGGGGGCACATGCCATCCCCGGCCCCCTGCCTCGACTGACACGCCTTGTCACTTCCGCTGAAACGCGCTGACAATTCGTGGCAAGTCGCCCACGCTGCTGATATCCCTCGCTAAATCCTCGTAACACTCTGGTACAAGCGCCGCTGAAAGTATGTCCAAGGTGACATAATCTGTCACTTGGACCCGTTAGACCCCGTGTAAGTAGGCCATTTTGCTCGCCATGGCGCGTGGCACACGGCTTGCTACCTTCTAGGGCATGGACAACGCAGTGAACGCAGGCAACCGAGGGGGGCAAGTGATGGTCGCCAAGTGCGATATCTGTGGCGCACCGTTCCGCATGGAATCCTACTTCCACTTGAAGTGTGACCGGTGCCTGATAGTGACACGCAAGGACGCCAAAGGGGAGCGATACATCGTAAGCGTCTGGCATGGCGAGGGCGGATCAATTGCCGAAGTACGCGACACGCTAAACCCAGATGAGTGTTTGGCGATTTACTCGACCAATGGCAAGGCTGGCGCCGAGTTTAAGGCATTGGCCGATGAGTACGCAGCGGCATTGAATGGCGGGCAGCGCACGCTAGGCGAATGGCGAGCCCGCAAGGTTGCGGAACGGGGAGGCAAGTGATGGCCCGCACACCGGACTACGAACACACGCCAAGCACGCTGCGAATCGGTCGCCGTATCATCGGACGCTATGTCAACGCCAAGGCAGCAATTAGCGCCTACCTGGACACGCCAGAGCTATTCGATGGCCGGGCCGATGTTGCGGTCTATATCGGTCGCGAGTGGCATTGCACGTATCACGCGAACAGAGGGGGCAAGTGATGGCCACCAAGCGAATCGTTCTAAGCGATGACGGCACCCTGGATACCGTACTGACGTGCAATGAGTGTAACGAGGAATTGCGCTACATGTTTGATGGCGAGTCCGGGGAGAGCTACGAGGAGTTTGTGAAGTGGGCTATCGAGGATGCAGAGATTGCCCATGAGTGTGAGACCGAGGAGGAGGAGACCGACCATGCCTAACCCACAAGGAGACCACGCGATGATGAGCAATAGCGGCTACCGCGACTGTGCATGCCGAGATTGCTTCGAGATTGCCATTGGCGCGCCCGGAGCGCTCTGTCACGGATGCGAGGAAGCGGGATGCCTGCTCGATCATGAATGCGAGCGCCTAGAAGCCTATGGCGATGAGGAGACCACGCGATGAAACGGAGCGAGATGCTCGCCAAGATGATTGCCAAGGGTCTCAAGGTGCGCGACGGGATGAGGCCGGGGGCTGCTAGGGACCGTAAGTCAAGGTGGCTTGGATGTTTGGAGTTTGCGCGATTGACCGCTGAATCCGAGGACAAGTAGCCATGGGCCAACACACACACGCCTACACACGGTCGAAGCCTAGCGCCGGAGTCGAAACTTGTTCGTGCGGCAAATGGCGATTTACCGAGCATGCTGGCCCGGCAATTGTGGAGCAGCCGGCTGCCCACCTTCACCTCTGCGCGCAGTGTCAGAAGGACATGGGCAATGAATGGATACTTGGTCCGGTGTGTGGCAAATGCTGCCGGGCGAATCATAGAAAGGTGGTCGGGCGATGAGTCAGCACACGCCGAGCAATCATCCCAGCGGCCCGATGAGGCTCTATCAGAGCACATTCCCATGCGAAACGACCGTGCTCTGCCCCCTCCATGCCGCCGCGCCCGCGTTGCTGGCGGCGCTGGAAGATTTGCTCGACCTTGGGCGCGCCGGATTCATCCGCGGCGAGGACATAGCAGTAACCCGTGCAGTGGATGCCGCCCGCGCTGCCATCGCGAAAGCCAAGGGGGAGAGCAAATGAGTCAGCACACGCCGGGGCCGTGGAAGACGTTAAACCGTGGAACGAATCGGCTAGTAGATATTGTGCAAGGGTCTGATGCCTCCAACGGGCTCGCCAAAGTTTGGTTAAACGAATACCGCAAGCGGGGGGCAACACCGGAACGCCTAGCCAACGCCCGCCTGATTGCCGCCGCGCCGGATTTGCTGGCGGCGTTGGAAGCCACTTATGCCAGCGCTACCGAGGCGGGTGGATTGGGTGGCGCATATCTCACTGTCAGCGGGGATACCATTCGTGCCGCCCGCGCCGCCATCGCCAAGGCTAAGGGGGAGTAGGCATGCTCTACCATGTGACCATCACTGCCGTTGACGAATATGAAGTAGACGCGCCCGACGAACAGGCGGCGATTGATCTGATCCTAGAAGGTAATCAGCACATTAACCATTTGGGTGGCTATACCGATGGTATCGCCAAGGCCAAGGGGGAGTAGCCATGACATTGACAGCATTCCTAGAACAGCACCACATCACCATGACCACACACAGTGTCCGTGAGAATCCCTTTATGGATAATAGTCAATCCATGAATCACTGGAAGTGTCGGCTCCGTTGTGGCCGGAACAACATGACGGTGTATTTCTCCAAGGGGTATGGCCACCACGGCGCGGAGCCTACGGTGCGCGAAGTGCTCGATTGCTTGGCCAGTGATGCGGCTACCTACGACAATGCCAAGGATTTCGAGGATTGGTGCGCGGAGTTTGGGTTTGACTCTGATAGTCGGAAAGCAGAGCGGACATGGAAGGTCATTGGCAAGCAGCGCCAGTCCTTGGAACGGCTGCTTGGCCCCGAGGCATTTAACGGGCTGCTGTATGACGTGGAAAGGGAGTAGCCATGACCATCATAGCCTTGACCCTCGCATGCTCCCTCGCCTCCGCGTGCACCATGACGGCACACAGTACCGGGGCCGCATGGTGCGAGGCCATACTGGGCCCCGCTGCCGAGCCGGGGGTAGAGTACGTGGTGGTCGAGGGCGTCGGCACCGCCGACGAACGGCGGTGTGTCGTTGTAGATGAGACGATTGATCCCATCACCGAAGAGGAGTACCTGGACATGGACCGAGCTATTGAACCGTTGATCAAGGGGGCCAAGTGATGCGTGAACATGCGTACGAGATCCCAAGTGGCGCGATTGCGGCCTACTGGTGGACGAAACACTACTTGCCCAAGCTGCTGGAACGTGCTAAGGAAGCCCAAGAGGCCAACATGGTGGCCTTGGCGAAGTGTAACAAGGCGGTGAGGGAGTTGGAGGAACTGGCCCGCGAGGCCAAGGGGGGGGAGCAACGTGCCCAAAGCTAAGGTGGACAAGGCCGCAGGGGCGGCAGCGAAGGCGCGGTGGGCGTTTTACAAGCGCCTGACAGAGTTGGGGTGTGTGTACTGTCCTGACTGCCGGTGCTATCAATACCCGGGGCACCAATGCGAGGGGTTGACGTGGATTCGCCTGAACGCATCGACGTTTGTGGCCAAGGGGGAAGAGGACATGATCGAGGAGGGCGTGTATGTCGAAGAGTAGGGGCGTGTATCGGGGACAGGATGACGCCTGGACGTGCCCGGAGTGTGGGGAGTGGAAGGAGTTTGGAGCACCCCTGTGTGAAGGCTGTGACCCCGATGGGTTGGGGGAGGAACAGGTGGATATCTTGGCCAAGGCGGTGCGGCGGGCGGAGATGTTTGCTGAAGGGGAAGATGTATGAGGAGCGTGTTTCGTCAAATCGCGGGAGCAGGGGACAAGTTGTACGCCCTGGATGACACGGGGCAAGTATGGCGCTGGGATGGGTTTAAGTGGTCCCCGTTGAGTCAAGAACGGGCGGGGGTGCCGGTGCCGGTGGCCTTGATGAGCACCGCGTCATGATCTACCGCACACGTGTAGAGTGCCGAAGTACCGGGGACGCGTGGGTCCCGTACTGCGGGGGCCAGTTGGACGGGGCGTTGGATGCCCTCCATGGCTACACCGCGTGGCCGGGGGAGACCGTGACGTGTGAATGCCGGACGTTCAAGGGCCCATGGACCCCCCTGATCGTCGTCCACGGCGGGCGGCCCCAGGTATGCCCCCGGTGTGGAGGGACTGGCGACGGGTCCACGGGGGGCCCGTGTGTGGGGTGCCAGGGGCGGGGGGTTAAGTGACTCGCTGGGTTGTGATGGCACAGCCCCGGGAGGACTGGGGCGACCCGCCCCGGGAGGTCCGGCGGTATAAACGCCGCTATGACGCGGTACGGTTGCTGCGGCGGTTGCAAGAGGCGCGAAACACGTTTCATGAATGGGACCCGCGAGGGGCTGGGAACGTGGTCGGGGGGTATTCCCTACCCCGGTATAGGGTCCGGGAGATAAACGTCGATCCTGGGCCAACTGTGGCCCGTACAGGGGGTGCGTAGCGATGTTGCCAGTGTGGACGGTGGTGGAACTGGGCCTGGCGTGGATGACATTCGGGCTCGTCGTGGGGGTGGTGTTTGGCCATATGGTCCTGCCCCGTGACTAGGGACGAGCGGATTCGGGCGTATCAGACCGGTCGGTGGCGGGAGGCGTTGGCCTCCCTACCCGGCTGGGAGGATGTCCTGTTAGCCGCCCTATCGCGCTACAAGGGTAATCCCGATGCGGTGTGTAAGAACGACGGAGAGAAGGGTACGGAGGACGTGCAGTAACCCCGCGATATTGCATCTAGTGTCACTCTGGCACCAGGGTTGCCTTGAGTGGCGAGATGTCAAATCTACCAACAGGGGGGCACCAGGGGTATGCGGTCACAGCATTTTGAGGCGTTGGTCGAAGGGCTACGGGGCGCGCGGCCGGGGGAGGAGGGAGGACCGGGGTTTCACCAGTGGGTCCGAGATGTGGAGACGATGGCGGGGGTGTATGACAAGTTGTTTCCACGGTTTAGCCGACGAAAGTTCCTCCGGTCCTTGGGTCTGGACGTGGAGGAGCGGCCCCGGGGGGTCAGGACACGGGTGTTGAAACAGTTGCTGGTGACACAGGAGCGGTTGACGAGCCGGATTGAGGAGTTGGAGCACATGCTGGCCGGCCAGCGTGGGGGAGGGAGTGCTAATGGGTCTTAAGGGGGTGGTCGTGGCGAGCGTGTTGGCTCTGGCGGGGCCGGTGGAGGCGATGGAGTTCCGGGCCATGGATGCGGCGTATACGTTTGATAGCCAGGAGGGGATGTTCTCGGGCGTGGGCTGGGGGCATGACGGGGTAGAGGGGCGGTTGTGGGTTCAGGTGGTGGAGGGGGAGGTCGTGACGGGGCAGTGGTCGGTGGGGGACCGGGTGCCAGAGCCGGTGCTGGGGTTGGAGGAGCTGACACCGCTTGAGGACGATGGCGTGGTGGACCGGTGGGAGTTGCGGTTCCGGTTGGACCAGGACTTGGCGTGGTGGGCGTGGGTCGGGGCGGGGCCAGAGGGGCCGTTTGGGGCGAGCTACCAGGACCGCGTAGTGCCGTTGCACTCGTACTTGGTGACCACCGCGGTCCCCCTCCCGCCCCGGTGGGTGCTGCTGGGGCTCGGGTGGGGGATTTTGTGGTGGATCGTGCGAACACACACTGTGAAAGGAACAACACGATGAGTCTTTATATCGACGTGGACAAGGTGACCCAGGTGCTGCTAGCCGACGGCTGGCATGTGGTGATGAAAAAGTCCTTCTGTCTTGACGCGTATGAGTACCACCACCAGGACCAAGTCGTCCTCGGTGGCGGCCAGGTCCAAGGCGTCCCCTCTGCGGGGGCCGAGTGGCTGGGCCCCGAGGGGGACCACTTCGCTTGCCCCCTGACCGCGATCCTCGCTGTGCGCTGGGAGTAACCCAGTGCCATCTCGCTTCAGTGTCACGCTCTATATATTCTTATATAGAGTGACACTAGGATTCTCTGACACTGGCAAGGACGCGGAAAAGTGTTTTACGAGAACACTTTAGCTCTTTCATCGCCTGTGTCACAGTTTCCGCATCCAGGACACTGACCCCACGGCGGGCCATGAGGGTGAGGAGCCGCGGGCCCAGGGGGTGGGCCAGCGGGTGGATACGAGTCCCGTCGGCGTCGAGGGTGTATTTCAGGGGTTCGCAGAGTTCGGAGACTTGGGACTTGGTGTGCTCCAGGGCCAAGTAGGGGCCGTGGACGGTGCCTCGCGGGGCGAGGTGGAGGGCGACGGTGGCCAGGTCACGCCAGGCGCCGGAGCCCGAGAAGTTCTCCTCATCAGGTGTTGGGTGCTCGGCGGAGGCGGCTTTCTTGTCATGGGCGATGACCAGGTGGCCGGCTTGAGGGAAGGCCCGGAGCATGGCGCCGTAGACGCGGGGGACGGTGTCGGAGTCGTTGGCGGGGCCTTTGTAGAACTGGCGGAGGGTGTTCCAGATGACGAGGCCGGGGGCGAGCTGGGCTTGGTAGCCGGCCAAGCGCTGGTGAACGCTGTGGCCGTCGTTGGCCAGGTCGGGGGAGGTACCGGCGAGGAAGGCCCAGTGCCAGGTGCCGACGGGCTGGGGGAGGAGTTTCAGGCGGGGGCTGAGGAGTTCCAGGGCCCCGTCGGCTTCGATGTAGAGGACTTTGCTGGCGGTGGTGGTGTGGCCGAAGAAGTCCAGGCCCTGGCTGACGCAGCGCGCGAGTTCCCAGGTCAGCGGGGACTTGCCGATGGAGGTTTTGCCGTGGAGGTAGGTGATGCCGCGGCGGGGAAGGAAGGGGTCGCAGAGCCAGTCAGGGGGCGTGTCAGCGCGGGCGAGGATGTCGGAAAGTGGGATGAGCATGCAACGAAGTGTAGCGTGGGGGCGTCCTAAGGGGCAAGGGGAAAGGACACCATGGACAAGGAATGTGACGTGTGTCGGGAGGTGGTGGAGGCGGTGTTTCGGTGGCGGGAGTTTCTGGGGGAGGATCAGTGGGTGTGTAAGGAGTGTTTGATGGATTTGCGGGAGCATGGGCCCCGGAGGGGGGAGGCGTGAGGGACGCGCGGCGGGAGGGGGTGGCGCGGATTGTCTATGGGGCTATCAAGTGCCTTCGTCACGACCAAGCGTGTCCAGACCGTGGCCGTTGCGCCAAAGTTGGATTGCTTGTCAGAGACCAAGAGAACGAGATCAACGACATAGTCCGCCTCCTCGACGACGAGACGCGGGCGCTGCGGGAGGCGCTGGCGGGCTTGTTCGACTTAGTGGAAAAGGGCTTGCTCGTCAGGAACACGACGAATGATGGCCATTTCCCCTCGTACATGGCCGAGGCGGTGAAGATCACGAAGGCGCTTGCGGCGGCTCAAGCACTTCTCACCCCCACGCCCGGGGCGGTGAGAGGTTGCACCACCTGTCGAGAGCGATGGGCGAAACAGGGATGGGAAGGGCATTGCCCGCACTCATTGCCCACGCCATGACCGACCACGCGGCTGCGGTGGAGGCGGTGCGGGAGCGACACACGAAAGTTGAGCAACATGGAGCTGGGTGTTCGTGGTGTTCGATCCATCGGGGCGGCACTAGGGATAACTATGGTCCGACCCTTGGCGAGCAAGCCCACGCCGACCGCGCCACCCTCCTCCGCGCCTACGAGGCGGTGGTGCCCGTCCTCGACGCCGCGCTGGCGTGGGAGGAGGCATACGACGCCTACGGGAACGTGGATGGGCCGTTCAACATGGACCGCGCTGAGGAAGCGTTGTATCAAGCCATCCGCGCCTATCGCGCGGCGAAGGGGGGGACATGATGGCTGGGGCGGTGGCGTGGTATTTTTTGATGTTCTCCGCCGCGACCGTGGTGGGCCCGTTTCCGGACAAGGCCACGTGTGAGGCGGTGCGGCAACAGACGCAGCGAGACCTATGGCGTAACGTGTCCGAATGCTGGTCCTTTCAATACCAGGAGGTGAAGCCATGAAGAAGGTCGTGGTGGCCACAGTGGTGGGGGTCATGGTGGCGGGGACTGTGTGGGCCCAGACGGGGGTGGATCTGGACCGGGCCCAGTTTAGCTGGGACTGGACACAGGGGACCGGGGGGGCGGCCACGGAGTTCCGGATCAAGTGTGGGCCGGCGGTGGGGTCGTACCCTAACGTCACGGTGGTGGCGAACCCGGCGGCGCGGAGCTTCCCCGTAAAGTCCGCCATCGGGGGCGCGGGGGTGTACCACTGTATCCTGACCGCCGCGAACCAGTACGGCGAATCGGCCCCGTCAGGGGAAGTTTTTTTCGCCGCCGGGGTCACGCCGTCTACCCCGAGTAACTTCCGGGTGACCCCATGAAGGTGGTCCCGTTTGCCAAGGTGCCCAAGTCCTGGGATGATCCCCAGTGGTGGTATGACTTGGCGTACGGGTTGCCGGAGACGGTGTGTCCCAAGTGTCACGGGTATGCGTTTCGGCGGTATTGGTTGATGGAACGGGGGCGGCAGGTGGGGTATCATTGTCATCCTTGTGGATGGGAGCAGGTGGTGTGGGTGCAGGAGGGGTGGGCGGGGCGGCCGGAGCGGCCCAGTGATGGGGTCGGGGTGCCAGATCCGCCCCAGGTGGCGAACCGGGAGCGGGCCAGGGTGTCGAAGCAGCGGCGGAAGGCCCGCGTGGGGGTGGGGGGATGAGTGTGTGGTCACCGTCACAGGTGAATAAGTACTTGGAATGCCCCGTGAAGTGGACGTTGGGGCGCCAGGGGGTCCCGGAGGTGCGGGACAAGTGGTCCCCGGGGCTGATCGTGGGCACGGCGGTGCACGCGGCGCTGGCGGAGCATTATCGCGGGGAGCGGAGTCACGGGAAGGATGAGGCGTTGGAGGAGATTGTCCGGGCTGAGGTGCTGGTGGCGTGGCCCCAGGAGGAGGTCGGGTGGGAGCAGGAGACGGTGGTGGCGCGGGCACTGGGGATGTTGCACCGGGTGCTGGATCGGACGCCAGAGGTGCTGGCCGACGGGGGTGAGGTGGTGGCGGTGGAGGAAGCGCTGGGGCCGGGGGAGCGGGAGGACGGGACGTACCCGGGGACGGCGGATTTGATCACCAAACACGACGGCGGGCGGTATTTGGTCGTCACGGATTGGAAGACGCATTGGTCGTTGGATGACCCGTGGGTGGAGAAAGAGCTGTCGGAGACGGAGCGGAATTTTCAACTGCATCAGTATGCGTGGTTTGCTCGTCAGAAGTATGGGCTCCCGGTGGCGTTTGTGCGGAAGGTCGTGGCCCGGTGTCTGCCGGGGCCCAAGGCGTGGGTGCACGCGGTGCCGTTGGACCCGCGGCGGCTGGAGACGTGGTATAAGGGCGCGGAGGTGGTGTGGGCGCAGATGACGGCGGGGGTGGTGTTTCCCAATTGGCAGTCGTGCAGGAAGTATGGGAAGTGCGGGTACTACCACGAGTGTTTTCGGGAGGGGCGATGATGGAGAATCAGGTGATGATTGAGAAGGAATGGGTCCAGCCCAGGCTGGTGCCGTCGGCGGTGGAAGAGAAGGTGATGATGTTTTTGAGACAGTTCGGGTCGGAGGAGGAGTTCATCGGGTGGTGCGAGGTGCAGGGGGTGAAGGGGATCATGGGGGCGAGTTCGCGGTGTTTGGTTACCCAGGCGGTCCAGCGGGCCACGGGGGTAGCGATTGCGACAGGAATGGCCACGTGGGTGCAGCGGGCGGGGGAGGGGCGGCGCCGCGGGGAGGCCGCGTGGATGCTGCCGCTGGATTTGCTCGACGTGCCCCGGAAGTTTGATAGTTACGCGTGGCCCCATTTGGTGGAGGCGCCCACATGCCCTTCGTGACGCCGACGGATCAGGGGAAGAGACGGACGCGGGTGTTGATTAATGGGGAAACGGGGATGGGGAAGACGCAGTCACTGCTCACGTTCCCCGCGCCGCGCGCCGTGCTCGTGTACCCGGGTGAAGGGGGCTACGGCACCCTACCCGAAGGGGACGCGGACACGCGGGTGCTGGCGTACACGGCGGGGAGCAACCCTAACGAGTCCTCCCTGAATGTCATCAACGAGGTGGAAGCGGAGACGGTGAAGATCCTGAAGACCCCGGGCTTGCAAACGTTCTGTGGGGACGGGTTGCACAAGTTCATGGCGTATGTCATGGATGCCATGTCCGGCGGGGCGTTTTTCGAGGGGCTGAAGGTGAAGACGGAGTCCCGAGGGGACCAGGACGTGCTGGACCCGCGGGTGTGGGGCCAGGCGGAGCGGTGGTTGGTGAGCTATCTCAACCTCATTCGCCAGTCCTCGGTGCCCCACGTGGTGGTGACCTGTTGGGACGCGGATAAGCAGGAGCGGAAGACCAAGGTGGGGGAGAAGTGGACGGATGTGCCGACGAAGAAGTTGCCGGCGCTGTACGGGTCGATGGCCCGGACGATCATGGGGGAGTTTTCGGTGACCCTGCACGCGTCGCGGCGGCGGCTGAAGCCCACGGACGCCAAGGAGTCGTACGTGTGGCAGACCCAGCAGGACGGCGAGGTGCTGGGGGCGGGGATCAAGGCACCCCCAAGTGTGGTGGCGGGGATTCCCAAGTATGTGCCACAAGACTGGGCCCAGTTAGCAACGTTGCTGGGCGTCAACACGTCTAATGGACAAGGAGCGGGTCATGTGGGATGACGAGTACTATATTGAGCTACCCGACGACGAGGCCGAGCGCCCGATCCAGCGGATTAAGGAAAACCTCTGGGCAGTCACCAGCGAGGCTGATTTGGAGCGTATGTGGTCCCTTCCACCGAAGGAATCGTGATGAACAAGGCCCTGCAGTGGGCGGAGAAGCACGGGAAGGCAGAGCTGACCCGGCCCCACTTTGAGTGTGTGACCCACGAGACCGATGATACCGAGGGGGACCTGACCCGGATTGCCCAAGTCAGCGACGAGGGTGCGTTTCAGATTATAGACTACGGGACGCTGTCTACTGGGGACGCCGTGGCGTTTGCCCGGTGGATTCTGGACACGTTTGAGAAGCGGTAGTGGTACACTTAACGAGGCCCCAAACCACTCACCAAAGGAGCAGCGATGAGCGATTTTAGCCCGAGTGACCTGTACGATGCGCCGATTGATGCCGCGGAGGCCCAGGCGATTGCCAAGGCCAACGCCAAGCCAGCGGGGGATTACGTCACCAACCCGGACCAGTTCGGGGAGTTTACGGACACGGTGCAGACGGCGGATGATGGCCGCGTGAGCGTGGCGTTCTTCGGCCGGGCCGCGGTGACCAAGCGGACGGAGACGGTGGCCAATACACTCCGGTTCAAGCTGTCCCCCGAGGCGCGGCACAAGAAGATCTACGACGGGGACACGGATACGGGCCAGGTGGACCCCAACAAGCACGATCTGCAGACCCGGCTGTACGCGGAAGCGGTGGCCACCTTTACCACGGTGAACGGGGAGCCCCCGAAGAACTTTGGTCAGCTCGTGGCGTGGCTCAGGGGGGGCGTGTACGCGCTGAACACGATGCTGGGCCGGGACGGGGAGCTGGTGGTCCTGCACGTCAAGGCGGCACGCAAGGGCCGCGCGTAGTCCATCCTGCACGTGGCTTGCCTGAAGGGACCCCGGTGTCAGGGCTGTCCGGCCTTGGGCTGGGGTCCCTTTATGGTGCCAGATGAGGAGAAGCCGGATGCCAAGGTCATTGTCGTCGCGCA